TCCCTGTTTTCGCTTCGTTTTGGTTATCGGGTCTGTCTGTACCGTCTTACGGTTATGGCAGCCATGGCATAGAGCTTGATGATTGGATGCAAGCCAAAACAGCACATCCGCTTCACCCTGTATCGGGATGATGTGATCCACAATGCTTGCAGGCGTGTAGCTGCCTTGCTGTAAGCAGTGGACACATAAGGGATGGGTTTTCAGGTATTGCAGCCGATAGTGTCCCCATCGGTTACTGTAGCCTCGCTCGGTACGTGTACCGCGCTGCCTGTCCTGTTCCCGCCGATGTTCCTTACACCGGCCTGATTTCACCCGCTGTTTACAACCGGGATAGTGACAGCGTTTTAACGGTTGCCACGGCATCAGTAGATCCCCACATCACGATAGACAGACCACAACGACTTGATAGTAAAAGGCATTTCTTTAGGTGAGGCCACCAGCAAGGCGGATTTGATTTGTTGCTCAAAGTTGGCAAGCCACGGGCGCATGGTGATAGTCAGAAAAGCGCGGGAAGCCTCGCTAAAATTGCTGTAGGTGCTGTTCGAATACTCTTGCAGGAAGATCGGGCTGACGTTAAACATCCGGGCGATATCTTCAATGGTGAAACGACGGGAAGCCAGCCATTCGGCATCCTGGTTACTCATGCCTAATTGTTGGTATTCCATGCCACCTTCAAGAATAGGGGTTTTCCCTGCATTACGAGCACCTTTATAACGTTCGAGGGCTTCCAGTGCCTTGTTGCCCTTGATGCCATCCAACCACTCAGTGGACTTGATAACCCCCGCCGCCATCATGCCGTCTTTCATGATACTGCCACCGTGGCGCTGTTGTGCCAGACCTAAGCCCAGTGTTTCCCGACAAATCGTCACCGGAGAACGACCCAGAAAGCCATCTTCGGTGGCATAACGCAAATGCAAGACTTCTTCTTGCAGGTAGGTTTTCACCTTGCCGCTATACGGTTCAGTGATGGTATAGGCGAACCGATGATCGGATAATCGCTGTGGGACAACCGCCGACGGCGGGTAAGGGTGCAGTGTTTGCGGCTGTCCATCGTTTCCCCAGCCTATCACCGCATAAGCATTGCCATTGAGCAGGCAATGGCGCATCAGGGTGCGCTTAAACTGGAACGGGGTTTGGCAGTCATTCGGACATTCATTGAGCAAATAATCCACGGGGTGATCGCTCAGCCACTCGCGGGACTCTTTCCCGTTCTGGTGCCGAACCCGATAAAGGTAACAGGGCATAGTGGCAACGGCTTCACTAATCACCGTGACGGCATTCATCACCGCGGGCAGACCTTCGGCTGTCGAGGGTGAAACATGCTCACCGGATTTGGTATTCGGTACGCCTGCCAGAGAAAGAAACTCATCAATCGTCATGCTACGGGTTTCAGGGGCTTTACGCTTAAAAGGCCACATGATTACACCTCAGACAGTTGCAGCCAGTAATGACGCAGATCACAGGGTTTAGCTGCGTTCAATGAGCGTTTGGCAATTTCTACGCCACTGTCAGGATAGGCGGGCATACTGGTAATGGTGATTTCCCGCAATTCAGCTTCTAATACCGTCCTGATATAAGGCTCTTGACCAACATCCCACTGGTCTTTTAGTGCCCTGAATCCGAAGCTCATTCCTGAGATATCACCCCGCTCAACTAACGTAAGTACATCACGCCCCAATTGGGTATCAGGTGGAGTAAGCTCAAAACGTAACCCGGTAGCATCTTCACTCAATTGCAATGTGCCGGACGTGGTACGGCCTAACAGGTTCGTATGATCATGTTCATACAATGCCCGAACATCCGTATTTGCCGTTAAGCTGGCACGAAAGGCATTCGGGGTAAACTGTTCAACAAATTCATCCCATAAAACGTGGGATCGGCTGTTCCACTTAATCACATAACCCGTCAGTTTTTTATCACTGGCAGACAAAGAGGCAGTGCGGATTTCAAAATCGTTATTCATTTTATGGACTCCAAGGCAGTCAAGGGGCTTTTCGCCCCTCTCGCTTATTTACTGGCTGCTTTCACTTCCAGCACCTTGATGGCGTTGGAGTCCACCAGACCGCCACCTAAGTACTTGTCGGTGTGTACCTTATAGAATCCCGGCTCGGTGATATTGTCAGGACGGGTACGGGTGCCGGTTTGATGGTCAACGATGAAATAACCGCGCTTGAAATCACCCAGCGCGATGAGGTTATCCGGCATAAATTCGAGGTAATGGACAGGCAAGCCCAGCAACATATCAGGATCACCCGCTTGCAGACGTTCGCGCCAGATATAATCGCCGTTACCGTTTTTCAGCTTCTGTACTTTGGCCGCCGTCGTGGAGTTCATCACCCACACTGAATTTTTACGGTACTTATTCCTGAGTAAGAATTTCAGGTCAATCAGGCTGTCGGCTTCAAGGCTACTGGCTTCCAGCTTTTGCAACGTACCGAATGCACGTACCTTGTCAGTTTGGGTATCACGGGGATAAGCCAGAAAGCCTTTCGCTTTTTTGCTGCCGTCACCGCTCACCAGATCCGTTTCTTCGGTGTCCACAAAAGTGTTAGCGATTTCTGAGGTTAACCAGCCTAAGATATCCACATCGCTAAAATCGATAATTTCCTGTGTGGTTTTGGGATAGGCGTAGATAGGAAACAGCTTGATGCTCACTTCTTCCATTTTCGGTGTGCCAGTCTCACCGCGTGCCTTGCCTTCTTCCCCGTGGGCGACAGCTGCACCACCGACCGAAACAAGCTGTTTATACTCGTTGCTGCGCGTGGTTTTGATGGTACAGATTTGGCGCATCACTGACTTATCAGCCAATTGCTGCATGATTTGTTTGTTCAGTTCGGGGATAACGGTGTAGCCGCCCTCTGAGGGGACGCCCGTAGACAGGGTGCGGGTTTCACCGGTCAGGATATAGTGGCGCAGTTCGTCATTGCTGAGTTTTTCACTGGTCGGCTGATTCTTGGCCTGACTGCGTTCTTCATCAGATAATGCCTCATAACGGGCAATTTCTGTATTCAGGGCGTCGGTCTGGGTGCGCAGTTCGTCGAACTGTTTGGCTTCATCGGCATTCAGTGAGCGTTTTTCGTTTTCTGCTTTGGTAAGCAGCGAACGCATCTGGTTAGTTAAATCAGCTTTTTGTTGGCGTAATTCAAGTAGTTTTTTCATGATGTTTTTTATATTGATTTGTTTTTAATGGAATATATTTAACAGCATGAAAAATAATAATAAAGAAAGATTACTACGATGTTTAATCACACAATAATAAAAAAGCCTCTGAAATTTAGAGGCTAAACAAGATGAAAATAATATTTATAAAATTTATTTTAATTTATTTAAATAGATGACTTCATATCCATCATCTGTTGGATAAATAAAAGCATCATCATCAGTGGATGGAAAACTAAATGAAGCAAAAAATGCCTCATATGATATTGATGTAAATGGAGAACTCTTCCAAAGATCTTTATTTTTATTATCATATAAAACAATAAAATATTTATCTCCCATAATGACATACCTCCACATTGCATATGGAGATATGGGTAATTTTTTATATACTACTGCGGTATATTGATCATTTTTATCTTTTACTTCAAACTCCTTATTCCAATCACCGAAAAATAAAGTTGAAGGAAATAGCATCCATACTATAAAAACAATAGTGAATACTAAAACCAATGATGATTTTTTTAAAAAAAACTTATTTTTATTTTTCATAGATATATAATTTTATTTTGTGGTAACGGCTCCATCCATAAAATATCAGAAAAAACCATAAAATCGCCACCTTCATTATGCTTTTTCTGCCATTTTCTAAAACTATCATTAATGACAGGAACATACCCATTATATTTAAGCCATAAGGCCATCCAGCTTCCTGTCGCATAAAGAGCCGCATAATCGACAGAACTCACTTTATCCAATATGCCGTTTTTACTCCAGATTCCTAAAGGTTCATTAGTGCCAACAAAATCATAGGTGTCTTTTAAATACATCCCAATTTGTTCGGTGACAAAAATATCTTTACCATTTAATTTATCCACATGGCCTTTGACAGCCACTTTCATATTGGAATTACCCATAGCCCCATACCAGTCATCAATTGTATCAAATTTGGAACCAAATCTTCTAGAATTAACCACTGAAAAAGTATCTATTTCTCGCATATCCTTTTCATATCCTAATGATTCCTTTCCACTTTCTTTTTTTAATTGTATTTTTAATTGCTCTATACCTAATTTACTAGCCCAACCATTAATTAACACAGCCATTATATCTTGAGGCTGTTTATATTTTAACGCCCATGCCATTGTTATGATGGAGTCATTTACTCTTTCATCCGGTATATTGATCGCATCACCTGTGACATACTTACTTTTTATTTCCTTAGTAAAGGTATAGGCAGGTTTTGTATTAAACCAATGCCGCATTAATTTCGGTGCCATTTCCCAGCCCATTTTTTCCATTGCATCTGGGATTTGGTTTAAATAAAAGATATCCATTTCAATATCTGTCTTTTCGCCACCTTTAACTGTTTTAGTTTTTAAAATCGACATGATTAAATCCCTATTTTTGTTTGAAATAAATATTTAACTTCAAGGTCTTCTTCTTTTTTGGTATCAAACTGTTTTGTCATTCCTGATGTTTGGCATATTCCTTCAATCAGTCCCTTTTCCGTTTCCACTCCATACGCAATATCTTGGCAGGCATCACATTGATTTTTCAGGATAAACTTATGACTAAATAGAGCAGTAACAGCTTCTTCAACCAGCGGTTTAATATTCGAGAACCCGGACAATAGCGGCCTGCCTTCTTCACGCCCGGCTAATTGTGTAATGCTGTAGCCCGAAGTTCCTGCTGCAATATGCTGACATGAGATAGATTTATAATCGAGCATGACCACTTCATGGGGTATTGCGCCGTTATCATTGATGGAATGGGGATAATTATAGGCAAGATCGACAATCGTCGCGCCGGTCAGTTTGATTTCATAAAAGAATTCCAGTTGCCCCATTGGGCTTGTCCGGTAGTGCATAAAGCGCGCTTCCAGCAATTCGTTCCCGTCGATTGCCATTGCTAACAGGGGTGAGGATTTATCAATGGGCTTGATAAAGCTAACAGGGTGATGATGCGCGTTCTGGTCGCGGCTCACTGAATGGCTAACACTCAGTACTTGAATTTCATCTTCCCAGCCTACCTGATAGCGGTTTCCTATTGATTCGGGCGTTGAGCACCCGGCTGAAATTAAACCTTGTTTCTTGCCTTTGAGTGATAAATAAATAATATGCGACATCTTGTCTCCTGTGATCTGACTTCCGAAAAATATCGGATGAATGAAGCAGAATATAACAGGAATATTTATCTGTTCCAGCCTGAGTGAAAGTTCAGCAATGAATTTGTGATTAATCTCTATTCTTATATAAAATCATAAGATTACATTATTCAAATTTCAGTCAGTACCAAAAGATAACTATCAGATTGTGTGTTGACTTTGCTTTATCTAACTTATCTGATTTTCATTTACCTGCCAGAAGACCCCCTAAAAATCTTTTTCGTCCTCTCAGTTATGCACCCTCTGCATAATTCCCTGAAAGCCTTGCTACATCTGGGTTTGCCGCAATTAATAGGATATTCATTGACTGTATCTCCTGTTCACCCATTTTTTATATTAATGAAGAGAATGTATAATAGGTGTATAGCTAAAAAATAACTATACACCTATTATTTTCCTTTAAATACAGATAGATACTTAAAATGGTGCAGGGAATGCAGACCTAAACCTAAAAGTTTTATTCAGCAGGCTTAACTGTTTCGTAACTCAGGCACAGAGGGTAACCATTCTTCGGCCTCTTCCGATAATTCAACGTTATAGGAATAGCCTTTCTTGGTTCTCACTTTCCG